GGGGTAGAAACAATAATTACCTTAGTAGACTTACCAGAACTAATAGTAGGATATACACTACTAAAGAAATCATCTGCTAAATGGTTGGCAACGAAAGCAAATTCGTCTAAGAATATGATGTTGAATGACATACCTCGAACAGCTGATGCAGAGGTAGAAGCAGCAATAATCTTAGATTTATTCTCCAATTCCATAGAACCTTTGTTCCATGCAATGATACCCTGTTGCATCCACTTAGGTAAATTCTCATATGCAATCTGCAATCTACCTAATAGATCTCTTGCAGTCTGAGCTTTGTTTGCAAGGATACCTATTGTTACACTATCATTAAAGATGGCATAATGTAAAAGATAAGATACAACAGTGGTTGACTTACCTGACTGTCGAGGCATCTTACAAATATTAAATCTAGACCCGTGGAAATTCTCAATTAATTTCCTTTGAAATGGATACATCTCAAAAGGTACTAGACCTTCATCCAAGTTAATAATCCTGATATATTTTTCAGTGAAATATACTGGATCATCCGCACACTTTAAAAACTCAGCAACTTGTTTTTTAGTAAAGTTCTGAGCAACGTTAGCTTTTTTTAGATTCGGGTTACCAAGATATACATTATCAGATTCTTTAGCCATCAGGAATCAATTACAAGTAATGGTTTAGTCGGGTCTTTATCAGCAGGACAGAAATATATAACCTTACCGCCTGGATATACTTTCTCTAATTCAGATTGAACGTCTCTCTTAAGAGGTCGTCCTCTCTGAGGGAAGAACATTTGAATGAACTTAGTGTTACCTCTAAAAATAAAAGTTATCGAATAAGTTGCGCCATACTTATTCAATCTAAACCAATTCTGTTCTTTTAAAGTTTTGTAAGATTTCATAGTAGAACGCAGGTCTCCTTGATTATTTAGAATCCTTCATCGTCTGTTTAAGCATCTTCTGTAATTCAGCAGTGCTTCCTACAAACAATGAGTTATTAGTTACTTGAGTGGTTTGTTTAGTATCTACTTCTTCTATATCTTTGACCTTCTTTTGAAGATCCATAAGTTTATCTGCAATATCAGCAGTAGACTTCAATACTTGACCTGCAACTTCATAGGCCCTTGCAGACTCAGACTCTTGTGCAACTTCTAAAATACCATCAAGAGCCTCTTGACCCTTCTCAACTAGAGAATATAACTGAGCTCTACTATATTCATAATCCTTTTGGATTTCTGGAGAGTCCCCTTTAGATCTTTTGATACTTGTTCTTGTGGGTTTCTTTACTGGTTCTTTTACGATCTCAGCAGAAACTTCCAAAGCATCATCAATAGCATCAAATTCATTTATCATAAGTCAGAATCCCTCCCCTGAGCAACACTATAGACAGATCCATCAGCATAATCTGTTCTAGTTTCACCAAATCCAAAGTCATCGCCTGGAATGACATATGGATCATCTTGTACTGTAATTGCATGAATTGGTACATCAATATCATGTGGTTTAACTACACTTCCAAATTCACCTCGACGAACTCTTAGTCTATTACCAGTTATAGATCTAATCAACATCTTCTCCTCATCTATTTGGATGTAGTTACCTTTAGCGAATGGAGTTGCATTGTTAACATCAAACTCCGTCTTCTTAGTATCAAATGCCTCATTAGTTCTTGCTGTATCATCTGTATTATAATCCTTAACTGCAACTGGAACTGCTTGATATCTAACTTGTCTTGGTGCAGTCTTAAGATTTGCAGTATCGGTAGCATAATCTGTTTGAACTTTCTTAATAACTCCTTCACTACTATTGTTAATAGGACCAAATAAGTATGTCTTGCAAGTAAACGACAATGTATATACCAATGCTCTTCTTTCTAGGAAATCATCTTCATAGTTATCTTCCATCTGAATTCCTTCAAGAGTTATTGGCATATCTCTCTTCTCACCAATAACATCAACTAAATCTATAGTTAAATTAAATGCTGGTTGGAAATATGGTAGTATCTGTTCTAAAATCTGTATTGCATCCTCATTGAGTTTAGAAAGGATACTAAGTTGCATATTAATATTATACGGTACAGGCATGTACCCCTTAATCATCTTATTAGTATTCTTATTAACTGCCTTGAAGGTTTGCATAGTAGAAACCTTACGGACAGAATCATAATTCATACCAATAACTTCAAATGACATCCTTGGTAAAGTAAGTGTAGTACCTACACCATCTTGATATTCTCTACCCTGAGTCACTCTTGCTAAGAATTTCTGTTGTGGCCCATAAGAAATAGGAACCTTAGTAACACTGACAACAGATCCAGTCTTATCTTTATGTTTAATTTCAATGTTATTAAACAAGGTTCCGAAAGACACGATGGTCTTACGAATTATTTCATGGTAGAAATGACTAGTTAACATAATATTTACAATTTATAAAACTATTTAGAATTCCCCAAATGGATTTCTCTCAGAGAAGTCCAATATCTGATCTGCTTCAAACTCTAATGTTTCATTAGAAGCAAAGTCTCTATCTCCATCCACTTCAGAATCAATTGAAGCAATCCTATAACTGGCACCTGCACCGACGATGACTTCACCAACAGCAAAATCACCAGTTGGAATGGTTACTTTAAGGATATTATCTGCAGTATTCCAAGAGGCAACATATGCACTAGTACCAGTAGAAACTCCTTTAACTATTTCATCTACATCAAATTCTCCAAAGGAATTAGATGTAACAGAAGATATTGAAACTGCAGGATTAATACTTGTGTAACCAGCACCAGCATTACTATATCTAATCTCTTTAACTGTACCAGCAGTACTAACAACTGCTTCTGCCTTAGCGTTCCATAACAATTCTTCAGTCTCATTAGATTGTTGATGCCATACAGAGGTGATACCAACTGTAGGAGTAAAGTCATATCCCTGACCACCTGTAGTAATAGCAACAGGGCCAAGTACTGCTTCGGAAATTATAGCAGTTGCAATTGCAACACCATTATTTACTGCGTCACCACCAGTAAATACAACTTGTGGTGGTTCAGTATATCCTATGCCTGGATTGATAAGTAATACTCTATCAACTGCCTTATTAGGAATACCAGATCTAGATGTCATAATAGCAACAGCTGTTGCCTGTGTACCTACTACTGGTGGTGTAATGGTTATTATAGGAACTCCAGTATATCCCCATCCCTCAGATACAACAGTCAATGCCGATACTACTCTATTAGAATCGATAGTAGCATCAACAACTGGATATTCATTATCCAACTTATTAATAAACTGAGAAATTGTTGATGTCTGTGCATCAGTTTCTTGTGCTGTTTCAGAACTTGGAACTTGTGATGCAACAGCCGCTCTAAGTGCATTATCTCCTGTTAAGTTCAGAGTTATATGATCTAAGTATCCCTTAAATGATTCTTTCTGAGTAGGAATTAATCCTGCACCTGCTGTGTCTGCACCCAATTGCAGTACGTCACCTGCGAAGAACATTATTGGGTTTGCAACATTCAATGTATTACTTGCAGTTCCATTAACAGAAATAGTTGCATCAGTATTGTATTGTTCTACTCTAATGAAGTTCCATGCATTTAAAGTTAATGCAGTTGTATTCTCAATAGATCCAGAACCAGAAGCAAATATAATATTACCTGTTTCTCTTTGATAAATCTTGAATCTATCTGTCCACATTATTGTGGCACCATTTACTGCTACATCAAACTTAGTGGGATAGTACCAAAAACTAAATGATAATCTACCATTTCCACTATCTCTAGAATCTACATTTGATGTGAAATGGAAATTCGCACCTATAACATCAGTATCAGAACTATGTTCTAATGAGTTATTACCAAACTTTATTATTGATGAGGTAGGTTTGTTTGGTGGTGTGAAACTTACAGTAGGAACTTTTAAATAATTAGATCCACTATTTGTTATAGTTACCGTATCAATAGCACCTTCTGCAATAGTAACTGAAGCACTCGCTCCAACACCTCCAGTAGGTTTATGTATAGTTACAGTAGGAGTACCCAAATAATTTCCATCATCAAACATCTTAATGTATTGAACAGACTTCACTCCAGTAATTGTAGAAGCGAGAGATACTGTTGCCATAGCATTATTATGTTGTTCAGTTTCTAACTGTAATGTAATTACTTGACCTACATTTACTATACCATCTTCTACTGGTACACCTTCCTTATCAGTAAGTCCATCTGGAAGATCAATAACCTCATCTTCAGGTTGGAAGATCTCACATCTAAACTCATACATGAATAGATCATTTACCTGATAGAAAGGAACCTTTCTTTCAATATATTTGATCTCAAAGATTGCATTATCTAAAGGTAAGTAAATTAAATCTCCTTCATTAGGAGTATTAGCATTCTTCCTTTCACCTTCTGGAAATAATTTTATGAATGGTGAAATGAAATCATCATACCTTTCTTTAGAAACAACTAGAGTTACCTCATCCTGTTCCTGAACTCCGAACTTTGTTAATACATCTGAAGGTGTTCCGAATCCATCAGTGTTTACTAAGTATGCCTCTAACCTAAAACTATCGTCAAATTTGGATGCAGTAATCTCTCTAATAACTGTATTCTCATTAACAATCTTTCTAGGTAGATACAAAATATCCTGACCGAACAACGTTAAGTGTTCGTTAACCAAGTCCTGAACAAGTCTTTGTTCACTTGGAGATCCATGTAAAAAGAAAGGTGATAAAGGCATTTATCCAACCAAATCTAAAGGTGGCATTGCATATTCAGTCATCAGAGTCTCCTCGTGTTTCTCAATTTCCTGAACTGCATCATCATATATCTGTCTACCATTTAACTCTAATCCGCCAGGAAGTTTAACACCTGTGAATTTAATGAGGTTTTGACCCCATTGTTTTTTAATTAATGATGTGGTATACTGTTTAAGCCAAAAGTCATTATAAACAGCGTTCTCACTTTCTGGATCTACAACCCTGAAGCAATCTAAAATTAGATAGTGATCATTTGTAAGTTCATTAATATTGAGATCCATATATAATCGACTATTCTTTTTATTGAATCTCACTTGAACATCTGGGTTAAGTAAATAATCTAGAGTCTCCAAATATGATTTAACCATACCGTAATTGAGTAAATCAATTGCCCCGTAGTAGTATAAATCATTAAGGAAGATCTGATATTTAATGTTGAACATACCCGCCGATAAGGTGGATGAGTCCATTTTAAATACTTTATTGACTCCAATAACAGAGTCTGGCAATGGAAGATAATTGGCCTGTTCTGTATAATCTACAGACGACAATCCTCCAGCGGTACTAGTAGCAGTAGTTGTGTTAGCAACTCCAACCATAGCAGTCTTTTCTGCCTCGGTCAGTTGATGCTTTAAAAATACTCTATCAATACCCTCACCATGTCTCTCGTGAAAATACTGAATGGCATCATCAATGAGATCATCTATCTGATCATCGTCAACATTGATCTCCAGTACTGGTTTTCCGAGTTTTCTGAGAGCGTATTCTTTCAACCCCTCTTTACTGTTGGGTTTTGCCATTCCAGTAATACATAACTTTCTCCAAAGTATTTAGGTTATATGAATAAGTATCAAATAGATGAACAAGAGACCTTCGCAATAAACGAAGAGTTAGGTGCAAGAGTAGAAATAATGGGATGGCAAGAATTCCCAATAGTTTATATTGATGACTTCTATAAAAATCCAGATCTTGTCCGTAATCTAGCGATCAGTTGTCCTGCTACTGGGAATCCTTTAGTATTAAAAGGAGTGCCTGGAAAGAGAGTGGATATGAATATGGATCTCAAACCCTTCTTCAATGTATGGGAAGAAGTCGCACAGAATGTATTTGGATTAACCAAAGAAGAAGTAAACCCCTTTAGATTAGGGATGTTTAGAAATGGTTTCACTGTCAATGTTACACAATCAGAAGACAGGAGTAAACTACCACATATAGATTGTGAAGATGTCCATGAAAGAGGTTGGGCTGGTATTATCTATTTGAACAAACCAGAAGAATGTAATGGAGGAACTGCTTTCTATAACTATAAAGGCAATCAAGTCAATCCAAAAGACGCTCAGTTATGGTCAGAGGTTTCAGTCCAAGGTTCAACAGGCCCTTGGGAAATGATACATTGTGTAGAAATGAAGTATAATAGATTCATAATGTATCCATTTAATGTCTTACATGGAGCATATGATTGCGATAATTTTTATAAAGATGATCTATTTCGATTAACTCAAGTATTTTTCTTACCAGCAAAATGATTATTCTCACAGGTTATAATGGGTTCATTGGACAAGCATTTCTAAAGAAACTTGATCCAGAAAATGTATACAGAGTAGAAGCAGAGGGAGCTTTCAAGTTCTTAGAAGA